AATGATTGTTAAAATGAGTCAAATGAAATGTAACGAACAAGTTTAAAACAAAAACCAACTGACGGCATCTAAAACAGCCGAAGCGGTTTCAGAACCACCAGCCAACCATGAAACGGCCGATGAAACGCCGTTATAAACTTGTTGATACCAGGGTACGTCTGCTGATGAATCCCCACCAGTTGTGATGACAGGAACAGCGGGAACCCCAGCCCCAGACGCTTGGTTCATAAGTTGATCAGGTGATGCAACAGTGGACGCCACTGTTGTTTGACCAGGCTGGGAAGGTGCTTGAAATGTTGACAAGGCGTTGGAACCCGCACCAGTACCAGCGCCAACCTCAACGTTGACCACGGCTGTAACTGTGATTGATGTACTCGTTGGAACGCCAGTCACACCAGCAACCAATGGTTGTAAGAATGTGCCAAGATTCGTGGTCATCGTACTGTTGCTTTGCACAAACGCAAAGTCCGATGAATCCATTGGGGCCCAAGATACCTTGGCACATCCAGTTATGTTTATACGTTTACTAAAACACCACGGGGAGGACATGGCGGTGATATTGGTAAACCCATCAAGACACGAAGTAGAAGGGGCAAGCGGTATACGACCGGCAAATATGACACCTGCAGCGGCAGTAGCCGCTTGGCCCACTTCAACCTTTAATCCTGATGAGACGACCCTGACAGCAGTACCGGCAGAACCAGCAATTGCACAATTTGATGCTGCGGTTGCCGTACCTGTGGCACTCCAAGCTGTCGCAGGGGTCGCAAGTTGCGTGTACGATGAATAACACGCCAACTTAGTAGTTGTTAGAGAGGTGTTGAAAGTATTACAACACGCATTTGGGTTCAGCATTACCACAGCATCCGCCGCTGTGGTAAGAAAGGTATACTTAATAAACATTTGCATCTTGTTTACACCAGTCGAAAACACACCAAACCCAAGGGAGGGTGGTTGTGTGCCCCAAGGATCTAAGAGAGCTTTGATATAGGATTGCACAATGGACGACATTCCCAAAGCAAACTCTCGATTTAAATTATGGGGAACAGCACCGTCCTTTAACAGGACGCCACGCTCCGAACGCTCAACACGAGCTACTTGTTCCTTCATCTCCTTAATACCTTTCCTATTACCAGGGCCCAAAAGAGGTCGATTGGATTCCTCATGCTTCACTTTACGTTCAGCTTTTTTGATAAGCTTTTCCTCGTGACGCAATTTAGACTCCTCCTTCTTCTTTGTAGCATGCTCAGTAAGAGGACCGATAAATTCCCTAACCCCCCCCAACAACTTTGGTTTACACACTATGTTGAGGAGAGGGTGGTCTGGATCCACCCTGCAACATGACATACAATCATACGAACCATCATGATGCACGTCAAAATTTGCAATTCGGAAATTCGGAAACTTTTGGAGAAATAAGAGCAGATTGTGCTCAAAAACCCTGGAGCGACAACGAAATACTGTTAAATCACCCACAGTAAATGTGACCTCCGGGGAGTACTCCCTCTCAACAAAACCTACCTGGATGCCGGAAGACTCCTTATGCTCATTGCCACAATGGGTATGTGGTCGAAGGGCAACGACAGGAGCTGGTAGTCGATGTAGTCGAGATGGGGCAAGACGAACTGGTTGTTTTTCCTCCTTGACCTCAGGGTCCTGGTCAGATTTCTCATCGCCAACCAGGTGGAATGGAGTGGTGGGCACTGAGATGTCCGCAATTCGTTTGGATTTATCAACTCCTCCCATAAGTTTGGGAACAAGGGAGAAATTGGAGGCAGCGTCAAAATCGGCTTGTTCTGCAGGACGTATTTTGAAGCCACCCTCGGCCTTTACGCGACAATATATCGCAAAATTAAACACCCGTGACCACAAACACAATACACGTTTCATGGCGGGGTGAGGCTGAAAGACAAAGGCCTTGGTTATACCCCCAAACCCAGTAATGGTAATATATGACCAGCCGTCAAATGGTTGACGGTCCATTGGCCAAGGCATAAGACCAACATCCAATGGGATGTCATCAATATCTGTTGAAGACAAACCTAATAGCATCTTCTGAACTGTAGCAAATGGTATTTCCACAGGTTGCTTTTTAGGTTTAGTTTTCTTGGGACGATTTTGATGTTTAGGTAAGGGGGGTTCCTTGTGGACCATAGAACCCACTGACTTTTGATGAGGGGAGTAGTGACCATAGTCATGGTCACAAGGAGACGGGGGAGGAGATTCAAGATTGGGGTACTCAGCCTCGCGTGGTACCACATCTGGGATGAAGGGTTGTCCCGGAACTGTGAGAACCGGTCGTGGGCGACAAATTTGGTCGCCGCCCAGACATTCCCAACGACGCTCAATTGGGCAATTGTTCTCACAATCCTGCCGACAATGGGGTCCCTGATCACAGGGGTGACAATCTGAATTATCCAATGAAGAATGTGTATGGAGGCCTCCACCACCAACATTGATGTAGGTACACTCACTAATACACTTTCG